TTTTTAACTATAGTTGCGTGGTGTGATGCACTTGTATCATAGAATTCTACTGTACCTTCAATTGCGCCTCCACTCTGATTACATAAATATAGTCCAATAACTGTAACTGTGGTTGCCGAAGGACAAGTATAAACCGTCGTTAAAGACGCTCCTACGTTTACTGCTGTTGCTGTTTTAAATGCTGATGCCATGTTGCTATCCTAATGCTATAGTAAAGGCTAAGATATCATCTTCTGTAGCAGAGCCTTCTTCATGAGAAGCTACTGTTACTATATTTCCACCTGAGTCTTTAGTATAAATCTTTTTGTCGGCCGTGTTCATTGCAATTTCATGTGTAGCTAAGTCACTACTAGAGGGTACTGAACTTGATGATTCCGACCTTTTTATTTTAATTACCTGTGCCACTAAAAGGTACCCCCATCTAGTGTATTAGACCAAGCTACTGTTGAAGATGCTCCAACTTGAAGTAACTGACCTACGCTGTTTGTTGAATCGTAACTTCCGATTGCTAATTTTGCGTAACCACCATTGGCTCCATTTGCTCCGTAGAGTATATCTCCATTTGCGGTTGCTGAAATTCCTTTTAGACTTAAATTTGCTCCACTATTATGTGAAAGTGTTTTATCATCGACAGTAACTGCTATGGTATTCCCTGTTTTTGTAAGGGCATTACCTGCGTCAATCTGTCCAGCTCCTGAGAACTGTGTAAATGTTAGTGCCGAAGTACCTAGTGTTGCAGTACCTGTTAGTGAGGTAAGTACATAAGCATTATCTGCGTTACTTGAACCTGCTTCTACAAAACAGAATAATCCGCCTGTAACTTCTGAATTTGAATCTGCATCTGTTGCTCTTGTGAATACCCCTGCTACGCCTACAGCACCTGCTGTTGAGACATAGTAAACACCATTTTGAGTTGTGGTTGTTTGGTCTTTTATTAAGATTCTATCGTTAAGTGCAGTAGCCACCCCATCAATAGTTACAACACCTGTTGCGTCCATTGTAAGTGTACCATTACCATTATTGTATGTTGCCGATAAATTAGCTGTTGTTGCTAATTTAACTGAGTCTTTAATGTCGAGTGCTTGTTTTACACTATCAACATATGCTTTGGTTGTTGCGTCTGTACTTGCTGTTGGAGTCCCTATATTAGTTACTCTGTTAGCTCCCATATCAATAGTCTGTGAGCCAGCTACTGTAAAGCCTCCGTCAAAGTCTGCTGAAGGAGTGAATGTTGCAGTACCTGTAACAGCAATAGCGTCTCCACCTGCGTTACCTAAAGTAACATTACCATTCATTGTAGTATTGCCATCTACATTAAGTGTAGAGTCTAAATCTACTCCGCTTTGTACATTTAATGTACCAGCTATTACTGTATCTCCGTCTCCAGAAGCAACTGTAAATTTGTCTGTTCCTACTAAGAAATTACCACTCTGTACATCAACTCCCGCAGTTTCTATATTCTTACCAAAGACTACTTTCTCGCCTGAGTTTGTAGTTACAAATTTAAGGTATGAATTTCCTGCTTCCTTGATATCCAATGCAGTCGCATTATTGTCGGGCATTGAGAGGGCATTTGCTTGACCAGAAATATCAATTGTACCTCCATGAGTAATAACTAAGTTACTCGTAGGTGCAATTGTTAAGTTTCCTGATGATGTTGAGATGGTGTTACTTGAACCAGTAACTACCATATTTCCTGATTTTAATTGGTCTATCTTACTGTTAGCGTCAACTAATACTGCTGAACTTGCTGTTAGTGTACCAGCAGAGTGGTCTAACATCTCAACGTATAGAGCACCGCCGATTGCAGTTACTGCGCTAGAGGAAGGGTGACCAATAAATAATTTATTACTATCTGAAGAATACGCTAACTCACCAGCACCAAGAGAACCCGGTGCGGAAGTACTGGTACTTCTTTTGATTTTAATTACTTGTGCCATATTATTATCCTATTCGAGCTTAAAAGCTCCCTGCGTCTATAGTGTCGCTGTCTGCTGATGTGTTTCCTATCATTACAGGAACCCAATTAAAGCTTCCCACGGACGTTTCTCTATAGATCTTTAACTGATTATCGTCAGTATCGTAAAAGAAATCTCCCTCTGCTAAATTTGTTGTTCCAGCAGTTGGAGCTGTTGTTTGTACCCAAAGTTGGTCCGCTAACTGTAAGAGAGCGTCCTCAACATTGTCTGCAGTCGAGATAGTTCTCGCTGCATTTGTAAATGAAATACCTTGTGCATCTGTTGCTGCACCTGATACCGCTGAAGAAATAGTAAGTTCAGTTACATTATTAGTTACTCCGACTGAAGTAGTTTCTGGTGTAATTGTTAATTTAACTGCCATTATTTATCCTTTTTGTGCCAAAAATAATCGTCTATCCAGCATTTGCAAAAATAGAGAACACCTAACCAGACTGAAAATAATATTCCGTCTTGATATGATAGGTTATCCCATGTTGATACTGGGTCCATTATCTTGTAACCTCGGGGGTAACTCTCGCTACGCCCTGTAGTAACCTAGTTACTGTGTTTGTTGAAGTATTTACTAATTCTAAATCATAGTAGTATTTACCTGACGAAATAGATGCCGTAGTGCTATTACCTAATGACATTTTTATTTTGCCTTGTGATGCATTAGTAATGGTGCAAGTAAAGTCCGCTGTCTTTGTTGAAGACGTCGGTGAAGGACGCAATTGTGCCCTTGCGGTATGAGTTTGTATTGGAGTTACTGTGCCATCTTCTGAAATCGCTACTTCAATAGCGAAATCTGATCCTTGGTCAATAACTATATCATAAGTTCCTGCTGCCATATTAAAATTATACTCCTATTTGTAAATTATAGCAAAAATCATAGGTGATGTCAAGAACTAAATTTGGAACGTCAACTATTTTAATTCGTTATAGCTCTGCTTATTCAATTCTCAGAAACATAACCAAAAATTAGTGGTGGTAATTTTCTGAGTTACTCGTCTAATATCTCATATGAAAAGGTAGCTGCTTTTATCGCTGCATTTTTAGGAAGGTCTAGCCATGCTAACCAGTCCGCTTTTTTAACTTCATAAAGTTGATACTCTACTGGGTCTATTCTATCAAGAAGTGTTTGTGTTCTTAAAAGACCTGCACTCCAGTCTGTATCTCCATTATATAAATCATATATAGAAGAAGGGAGCGTGCCTGCCTTAACTGGCACATTAGAAGTAAAGGTTTCTACATTTTTCAAAGCTATAAATAAAGTTTTTAGCCCTTGGTCTCCTAGCTCACTATAGTACCCTTGATTTCTATACGCTGGGCGTATACAAGTCATAGAATGATGAAATCTAGTTCCCATAAATTTACCTACTTGAAAACCTATACAGACATCATCTGACTTTCTAAAAATACAATCGTATCTCCATGAAGTACCAAACGGCTGGTCAGGGTCTGGTTCTACCATATACTCATTCTCCCCGCCTATGGCAGAAAAGTATTCTGCATCTGGAGCTTTCATTTGTTCACACCATTGATAAATTAAAGTAGTAGCTTCATCATCTGTCATTTGAACACCGTCTGCTCTCCAGTCTGAAAAAGCATCACGTACTGCTTCTTTTTCATTTACAGTCATAGCTTTAATATAAATAGTTGGAAAAGTTTGTTTTGCGTATTTCATTATGAACTAGCCCAAGTTAGTGTGTAAGTGTGTCCTTTTAAAGTAGACTGTGCTGAATTATCAATCCAAGTTGTCCATTCAGCTTTAGTAATTTCTTTTACTGCATATACTCCTTTATTTGGAAATTCAATAGTATGATGTGTGCTAGTATATAATGTACTATTTGTGTGAATTACTGGGTCGTTAATAGTAGAGGAAACTGTTGGAAGCGTAACTCTAGATAGTGCCGCATTTAGTCCTGTACTATCAAATATAAATTTATGTCTTAATGTATGAATTTCTTTGTAATAACTATTACCTCTTTGAGCAGGTATTATAGAAGTCATAAAAGAAATTACTTTGGTTCCTCTATATTTTAAAGTTTGAAACCCTATGATAGTATCATCATTTTTGCAAACAGTTAGATTTAACCAACCTTTATCAGTTGAGGTTAAATTTCTTTTTCCAAATAAAGTCTCATTTTGTCTATTACAAGCATACCACCACGCTTTTCCCTCATTTTCAGTAGGAACTATATCTCCAGGCCAAACACCAGTCATTGCGGTACGCAAAGTCGCCATATCCGTTAAAAGGATTGGTCGCATATATAAGTTTTGTCCTTGTATTCTTAAATTAACCATGTATTTCTCTAAAATGTCTTATTATTTCTGTTAATAATGGGGCGGAGTTTGAATCTTCTTTTCCTACTAATGCTGCTTCTATTCCCCCTGTTTCTGGTGCTGCATTTACTTCTATAATTCTTGGAGCATAATTTGCTCTATTAACTGCAGATGGAATAAAGTCAACTCCACACCATCTTGCATTTACAGCCTCGGCTGCTCTTAGACAATGCTCAATTTCTAAGTCTGTTAGTTCTATCGTTTCGCCTGTTCCACCTCTAGCAATATTAGTTCTGAAGTCACCTTCGGGTGGAGTTCTTTTCATGCTTGCTATAACTTTTCCATCTAGTACATGTGCTCTTATATCAAACTCATGGGGCAAGTATTTTTGTAAGAGTGCTCCGTCCCAATCTAATTTAGTATTCATAGCTTGGATTACTCCTTTTAATCCTAGAGGAGATTCCATTAACGCTACCCCAACTCCATAAGAGCCTTCTAAAGTTTTTAATACTAAAGGATATTCTAATTCAGCTTCTGCAATTACATAGTCGATTAGATTATCATATTCGGAAGGTACAAGAACTGTTTTAGGTTGATTTAATCCTGCTCTTTCTAATGCTAAATAACATCTATATTTATCATTACATAGCTCCATACATTCTCTAGTATTTACCATAGTACAGCCTCTGTATTCCATGTCGGTCACTTTATTTAACCACATCTTTCTAGTTTTTATAGACCCTCTGACTATACAGACAGTATTTGAGTCAAACCAATCATTAACAGGAAGAACATTTACAGGAAACTCCATAAACTCTATTTGCATAGCGTCACATATTCCTTTTATTTGATGTAGTTCTCTATTTCTATTATTAGTAGTAACATCTATTAAGTCGACGACCGCTAGTTTCATTCTTATTCTCCATTAAATTTGAAACTAAATCCCGTCACTACATAAATGACTGCTTTTAGAACGACATCATTAAAGCCGGATCTAGATAGGGTTATTGTTTGTGCAGTAGTTCCTGTTCCACTTACGGAACTTGTCACTCCACTTCCTGACGCGTTTGCGGTTATAGTAGGAGCATTTAAATCAGTATTTGTAGTATCTAAATTAGCAACAACAGTTGAAGTTGCTAGTGTAGTACCTGCTCCATTTTTCCAAGTTACTGACCAAGTATGAGTAGTTGTATTTGGGTTAAAGTTACCAGTAGCAAACTTACTCCACGCTACTGTATTAGCACCATCAACGGTAGCTGTAGCAACAACACTAGCATTAGCGTATGCGGCTGCACTATACCCTGATAATCCCGTAATATTGAAATCACTTGCTGCGTATTGACTATTTGTTATAACTCCTGTTGACGTATTGATTCCGGTTCCTGAAAAGTATCCTCTAACATCAGCTACAGTTGGGTTAGGTTCAGCATTTGTAGGTGGTTTAGTTCCTTGTAGTTCCGCATAAGTTACTTCAGAATTTAGATAAGCTCCAGCGGAGTACCCCGATAATCCTGTAATTGCAAAGTCACTTGCTGAGTAAGTAGTATTTGTATCTGTTATAACTCCTGTTGTTGTATTGATTCCACTTCCTGAGAAATATCCCCTAATATCAGCCACACTTGGGTTAACATAGTCCGAATTACTTAGTCCTAATTTTGCTAGTCCTGACCCTGCCAGATTTAAATTGAACTCACCGTCAAAAATACCTGGTAGTGTATAATCAAAGTCTCCTAAATAGAACTGAGGAGCTTTCCATGTCCAAGTACTGCTTCCCGCAGGTTTAGTTCCTAATGAGAACCATATACTTTTTCCTGTTGCTGCTGTTGGAATAGTTGCAGACCACCCTGAAGGAGGATTTGCTGTTCCTGCACTAGGAGTGCTAGGTATACTAAATCCTGTTTGTAAATAGTAAACAGTATCTGTTCCTGCACCCTCTGGACCTGTTGCTCCAGTTGAGCCCTCTATCTGTACTGCATTTTGCCAAGTTGTTATAAAAGTATAAGGTGCACTACTACTCATTGCTGTTGTACCTTTACTTGCCCATATTTCATTACTTCCCGCAGGTACATCTGCAATATCATCATACCAGCCACTAGGAACAGCAGGCCAATTAGTAGTTCCTACACCTGTAGGCTGTGAAGCAGACCTTTTAAATACAAAGTTTACGTCCCCAGTTGCTATACCTGCTATACTTGGAGTACTCCAAGTTAGTGCATTAGAAGTATTATCCGTAGAACTTTCTGTTGCTAAAGCTTCTGATTCCCAGTACCATTTACCTTGTCCTAACTCTCCTCTAGTTTGAGACCAGCCACTAGGAATACTAGCAACTGTTGCATTTGCGAAATTATACGTTCCTGTTGAAGGAGCTGAAGGTGCTGCAAATGAATTAGTAGAAGTAAAATCTAATGCGTAGAAGAGACTTAGCTCCGCTACTTTTCTACCTGTAGCACCATCTTGTCCGTCTGTTTTTCTTTGATATAAAACAGGGTTTGTCCATGTAACTGCTATAGCCGTTGCTGTAGAAGCTCCACTTACAAGAGCAGTACATTGATATATTGAGTCCCCATTACTTGCTACTGCTGGTGGTGTTAAATTCCAATTAGAATCATTAAGTGTAAGAGTAGAAGTAGTTGCATTATAAGTTGAACTACTTGGTTTAGTTGGAGAACTACCATTACTTGCTTGTACATCTGAATAACAATGTATTTCAGCTACTGCGGCACCTTCTACTTGAAATACTGCACCCCAACTATAAGCAGTTCCACCTGCCGCTACTGTACCTTTTGAAGCCCATAATAAATTTGTGCCTGTTGGTGGGTTATCATACCATTGAATATCTGCGGAAGGAATATTAAGTCCATCAGCTGTTGGAACATTAGGTTTGCTAGCTGCTCTTGCAAATACAAAGTTAGCTCCCGCTCCTGTAGTACCTACTCCTGATTTATTAAATGATAATATTCTATCTGCGATAAGTACATTTGCTCTCCCTCTGTCAAACAGTCGCATTGTTGCTGTTGCAGAAGAGACGGCGTCCATATCACTATCCCCGATAGTTATCTGCCCACTTGATGAGTTAATTACTATATCACCATCATTATCAAACCCACTTCTTGCTTGTAGACTTATACCAAAAGTATTTTGGGCAGTACCACTTGAAGCAAAAGTATAAGCTTGTGTTCCTTTTGTAACTGTAAAGTCGCAAGTAAAGTCACTTTCGTTTGAAACCACTCCATCAGAGCCTGCAGTAAAACCAAAACTTTCATTTGTTCCTTGAACTGAATAGGGGGATTCACCTTGTGAATTACCAAACTTTTGTAAAGTATATCCACTACCTGTTCTAGTAACTTTACCCATAATAGTATCATTTGTATAATCTGCTAAAAAGTTGGGTTTACTAAAGGCTTGGTTATCTCCATCTACAATAGTATCTCTACTTGGTTGAAAAGTAAACATTTCAGAATCACTGGTGAAACGTTTTACTCTATGATACCTTGTATTTGAACCATTTACATATTTAAATACATTTCCAAGTGCTAATTCACCGTCAAAGTTCGTAGAATCCAATCCTGTCCACTTTTTCGGAGTAGCAGAAGTACTCGCTGTTAATGTTCCTGTTGCTGTACTAAAAGTATTATTACCAGGAATGTAAAACTGACCTGCTGTTTCGTCGAAAGCTACTGCTATGAAAGCGCTGGCACTATGGTCAAAGTATACATAACCTACATTTTCTGCACCTCTAGTTCCAGCTGCTGTGCCTAGCCCTGTAAAATCTAACTGGGCTTGGCTAGTAACTGCGTGTTCATTTTTTCCATCATTATGAAAATGATTTGCATTTTCAAAACTAACTTTTCCACTATCAAGTGAAAAATCTGTACTGATATTACCTATAAAGTTTATATAGTGGTTTGTTGTACCTACACTTCCTTCTGCTGGGCCTACTGCTCTATTAAAATCTACAACTAATGCTCCACTTTCTGCGACAGCACTTCTTACCCCATTCAAGCTTACTGTATAAACTTTAAAATAGTAAGTTCCACTAAGTATGGCTTTATCAGTATCTATTATTTCGTAGTCTGTTTTTGTAGTTGTTCCTACTCTTCGCCAAGTATCATTATCTGTTGACATCTCTACTTCATAGTGTCTAACTGAAGTATATAAAGTGCCATCACTATTAGTAGCTGGGTCCCATTCCGCAATTAAAGCATTAACTGTACCACCTGTACCTGCAGCCCTGATTACAGGGTCTACATCTATATTTGTTACTGCAGGAACTGTTTTAAAACTATCAGGTAAGTATACTGTTCTGTATTGTGTAAGAGCTTCATTTTTATCAACTGCATCAAATTTAGATGCGTTATATTCCATAGCAGTAATTTCATAGCTATTTCTATCTTTCTCTACCATAGCCATCATTCTAAATAGCTTAGCTTCTTTCTTTGTTTTACCTGTTGCAAGTGCTGCTCTTGATAATATCCAGATTTGTTCCTGAGTTGGGGCCGCATTAAAAGCAGAAGCTACTGTTAAAGTTTTTCCACTATTTGATACTCCTGAAAGAGTTTGTGTTTCTGTAAAGTTAAAGGGAGTCCATTGTACAAAGACTAAATTACCACTATCATCTTGTAAAGTTGAAGCGGCTTCTTCAGTAGTAATACTAGAAAGATGGTCTCCTCGCACGTACGCGGTACTTCCTATAGTAGCCGTATCTTGTGCAAGAATTGCTCTATACCCTACATAACTTAATGTGAGCCTGTAGTCGCCAACAGCATACCCTGATTCAACACTTGTGCTTCCAAATCCACTTGGTTTTCTATCTATATTGATTGCTGTTGTAGTGGAGCTAGATGATATTCTTCCACCCCAGGATTTGCCTTCTTTATTTTGGTCAATAACTTGTATAATATCGCCAGGTCGCAAAAAGGCTGCGTTCAAAGAAGTTTCGAACGTTACAGTATTGGTGTTCCAATTATTGGTGAGTAACTTCCATTTACCCAACCTTCTTGCTTGACCTCTTGAAGTACAACCAAATGCTGTGGTTGCCTCTGGTTTTACAAACTCAGTATCTTTTTGTAAATTTTCCTCTAACTCTACTATTTCTGTTCTGCTTCTATAGTAGTCTTGGGGGTTATTCCAATTAACCATAATAGAGTTTGTTCTTGTTTTATTGCCTGTTCCTTCGTACTTAAACTCTCCGTTTATTACGTTAGCATTTGTAAATTGATATACAGGGTCTTTTTCAGAATCCTGTACGACGTAAGCCTCTCCGTTTAACCAGTATGCCATTCCTCTAAATATGCTGGAAACATCATTGAGTACTTTATAAGCCTCTTGTTTTCCGCTGATTACTAAGTTAGCACTAAATCTTGGCTCATGCTCGCCAGTTGACCCACTCGGGATATAGTTAGAGTCTGATGTGCAATGTATACTTAATAAATCTGCTGCTGCTACACCTGCTGGTACCAATTCATCACAATACCTACCAATTTGAAATAGTTCCCACTTGTTTATTTGCGAATTATCTACATAGTTTCCTAGTCCATATATTTTATTTACTATAAGGTCGTGATATACCCATGCTGGGTTATTACACCAGCTTAAATAATATGTGCCGTCCCAATCTTGTTCGGCAGTTCCAGGTTTTTCTGTAGCTTTGATTCTTCTATAGTTTGCAGGTATAAATACTTGCTCTTGAGCAGTAATAGTTCCTGAATCTCCATCTGCATTTGTAATAGTACCATTTACAGCACTTGTCGAACCTGCTACATTTCTAAGATAGAGAGTATTGCCTACTTTCTTATCAACTAAACCGCCGCTAAACATAACTGCAGTTTTAGTTCCTATACAAGTAGTTGAAGTTAAAGTTTTATACCCACCTGCTCCTGAATTTGCAGTTTCGTCAAAGGGTTTATTTAGTGTATAAGTAAATGTAGTGCCTGAAGCAGCTGTACATACAAACTCTCCTTCATAAAAGTCTTCATCTTGAGTTTCATTAGTTGCAATAGTTGCTTTAAAAGTTTCGCCTGTTGCTACTCCATGTGCTGGTACCGTTGCTGTTGCAGTATACCCTTCTTCAGCAGTACCTGATGCGGTAAGACTACTAATAGTTAGTGTTTGACTTATTACATCTCCTACTGCAAAATCTGAAGCATCGCTTAAAGTTAGCTTTCTACCATTATAGTCACAAGGGTAATGATTAGTAGGAATCTGTATTAACCTACCATCTATTTCATAACCTCTTGCAGGAATATTACTAAAAGCTTCTGCGTCTATTACTCCTCCTACATAAGCGGTATAAGGATATTCTAATTTATCAGCAATTGCAGCTTCTATACTATCTACATAAATAGCATTTTGTAGCTCTATTGAGTCTGTACTATCTGGACTAGACGCTAATTTGGTTACTTTTATTGACCAATCATTGATTGTAGAAGTTCGTTTTATAGTTTCAATATTAAATCCAAAGGTATGAGCATATTTACCACTAACTTTTCCTTGAAACCCTGTATCGAACATTTCTTGAGTATGATGTACTCCACTATTATCTACCCAATTAAAGTCGATTGTAAAGTAAACAGAAGTTTCATTTATATCTCCTTTATTGTCTCCCTTTTTAGTAATGGCCGACATACCTGTAGTAGATATAGTAATTTTTATATAATCAGTCTCTCTTTTTTCAAAAGCACCACTAGATATAGTAAAATATTGAGGCTCGTTTTCTAAAAGTTCTGCGCTACCTACACTCTGAGTAGTAGCTGCACTAGGATATTCTGCGAAGAAATCTGCATCAACTACTTGGGTTGCGTCACCATTTTTAGTAATTAGAGTAAAATTATTAAAATTTGAAGTTGCTTTAATACGACCAGTAGCTTGGTTAACATCTCTAAGACGCACTTCATCAATAAGAATTGAAGCGTCGCCATATACTAATCCTTTAATCGGCCCTTCTGAGATTGCATCAATAAACGCGGCAGACTGCCTTGCAAACATATTATCGTCTGCTTCAAACGTACTTCCGCCTCCTCCTTTTCCTTTAGAGCCTCGAACTGATATTAAATGTTGCTTCTTTTTCATTAGTAAAGCTCCCCTCCATTACCTCGTCCAGGCCACCAACTGTTTGGAGCACTTTGAGTAATAGCTCCTGTACCTGATTTACTACCGTCTGTTCTGAAGTTTGGTATACCTACCATTTTTCTTCCTGCTGTTAGTTTTTGTCTTGATGTATTAGTAAATATTGATGCTGAAATAGTTTTTGAACCTACAATTGCTCTTCCATAAACTAAAGGGATTGACTCTCCTTGTTTCATAGTATTAACTGGTCCACTAAATAAGTAGTTTTCTGCTTTTTCTGAGGAAGTTCCGTCTGGCACATCTGGCGTAAGCATCATTGCAGCTCCTCCTAACATAAGTCCTGTACCTAAATATCCAAGTCCTTGTGTTGCTAATACCGCCGCCTTGGCCGCTCCTCCCGCTGCTATTCCAGCCGCTTGTGATGCCGCTAAAGCTTGAGCTGCTGTTAAACCACCTGCTCCTATAGCTCCTGTTCCTCCTACTGCGGCAAGCTCTACAGCAGTTAATGCGGCTGCTTCAGCTCCTACTAAACTTGCACTACCTGTCATAAATCCTGAAATACCAAACCCTGCTAAACCACCTGTTGCGGCTAGTAGAGTTACTCCTAATACCATCATGAGTCCTGAACTTTTTGAACCACCAATTACTGGTACAAAAGTATAAGATTGTTTCATACTTGGATTTTGTAGTACTAACTCTTCTTGCGTATCAATTGATTCGTTATCTACTAATACTTCGTAGCCTTGAACACCTTCTGCAGATGCTAAATATTGTCGCATACCTGGACGCTGTGCCATAATAGCTGAAAGAGCTTCTGCAGGCGAGTTTACTGCTAGGTTCCATTCTGCCCCAAACTTCTCTCCTAATTGTCCTTCTAAATAAACTTTTCTCATATCATACTCTGGTGTCTTACAACCATTCTTGTAATCTGTTTCCACATGCCTGCATAGGTATCTCTACATGATAATCTATTAGGTGCATGATGAAGCATTTTTCCACGTCCTACATATATTCCTGCGTGATTAGTAATTTCACTATTCAGAGCCATTAAAATAACGTCATTTGGCTGTAGACTACCATCTGTTACTTCAGTAAAGCCCTCACTTTTAAAGTTGTCCAAATAAAGGTTTTTTCCTTTTTCCCAAAATTCCCACTCATAGTCATATGGGTATATATTTATATCCTGTGTCTCGAAATAGTCTTTTAAGATTGTGAAACAATCATAGATACCATAGACGAAAGGTCTTCCCAGTAATTCATAAGTATTTTCGCTTGGTTCCAATTTTATCCATTCGTCATTTTCTCCAAAAATATACCAAGGAATTCCTAATTTATTGCACGCAGCTCGGTCTAATTCACTTGGTGTTGGTGCAGCTCCAGGGTGACTGTGTACTACCCCAACTATATCTCCTTTATCTGCAATTGCTTTGTAATCTAAAGGGTCTATAATAAAATCGTTCTTTGGGTTTTCTGCTTTATTATCACAAGGATTCCATCTAATTCGCCCTCTTTCTAAACTTAATAAGCCACATGCTTCTATATTTGCACGCTCATAAACATATTGTTTTATATCTTCTAGTACTGGTTCAATCATTATCCTAGTGCCGCTCCTGGGAATCCTCCGAAAGGTAGAGCTACATTTCTTGAGCCTCTAGTATTAAGAAAAGCTGTTGCTGTTGCTCCTGATCCTCCATTTGTTGGTGTTAAAGTAACTGTAGGTACACTTGTATATCCTGTTCCTGCAGCAGTAACCTCAATAAATGTTACTCTGCCTGCAGAAACACTAGCTGTTGCGGCTGCTCCTGAGCCTCCGCCTCCACTAAAACTTACTGTAGGTGCTGCGTTGTACCCACTACCTCCACTAATTGTATGTTTATTATTATCTGTTCCAGTTGTAGATTGATCTACTATTACACTTTTGACTCCTGTTGTTCCTGCAGGCTCATGTCCATAACGAATTGCACATGAGTTTAATCGCTTACCACATACATCTCCAAATTCCCAATAAGAAATATTAGTAGGTCTAATAATATCATCAGCATCGTCTCCTGTTGCAAGTTCATGAGCCGTTATACATTTATATAAAGTAACTCTTGTAGCTTGTAAGTATCCGCTTGATGTTGTTATAGTTGCACTTGGGTTTTGAATTGTAATAGAAGTAGAAGTTACACTACTTACATAAAGCGGGACCGCTTTAAAATTTGCATCTTCATCAGTAAATCCTTTTGCAATTACAAACTCTCCTGCAGTTATACCATGGCCAGTTGCTACAGTATAAGTTATATTTGCACCTGAACTAACAGCACTCGCTGCTATGAGTCCGCCTATTGGTCTATAGTATTCTACATAATCCCCTACTGAGTAGCTTTGTGCTGCATACAAGTTACTTGTTCTATTACTAGAAACATCTTGTCGGCCCCAGACTGCATGATTAGTAACTCTATTATCATCTTTATCAAAATAAAGAGTATACTCTGTGCTGTCTATTGTAAATCTATTATCTGCTGGCCAATCACAACCGCCTTGGTCTGAATCTTTATACTTCCAAGGGCAACGTGCCGCTATAACTGCTCTTCGTGGTAATTGAATTCCTTGTACATCAAAAGCACTTGCTAGTTCAAACTCAACCATTGTGGCAGTCTCAGAAGTTTTTCTTTCTATATAGTAGACATCTCGGTTAAATTCTACTGGAGGATTAGTACCTAAATGCTTTTGTAGAGTTCTTCTTCGTATCACTTTTGCTCCTACTAAATCATCATAATTACTCAAATGAGCACTCCAATATTGATTTATATTTGCAAATCTAACACTAGGTCTTGGTAAACTTCCTGTGCCTCTAACTTCCCAACCTTCTGATTCTACTGGAAACGCAGTATAACTTTGTTGTCCATAGTGTCCAGATGTAGTTGAGCCAAAATTAGTATCATCTAATAAGCTATACCAAGTAATATCTGCTGTCCCATTTGAACCATCGTGAAAGTATAATTTATCTATACCTGCTCCTCCAATATCACTATTAGGTACTTCGACTTCAAAAACCGTAATTAAACTACTAGACTGGGATTGAACCTGTAATTCTGCAGGTAGTGTCCCTACGATGGGTTGGCTCATGGTTCAAAAACCTCTCTTGCGGTACAGGTTAATGAGTAATAACTATCATATGATAGTACTCTACTATAGCCTTCTAACACAACTGTTACAGTTTCCTCCCCATCAACTGAGTTAGGTACTGTGAGTTTTGCAGTATCTACACTTGCTAGAGTATTTATAAATTTATATAATTTATCTATATCTTCTTTTGTTCTATTATTAAAAGTTAATCCCCAAGAACGCGGAGTATTATTTATACCATCTCGTACTCTCATTTCATATCCGTCGCCGAATTGTACACTTAATACACGAGGAGTTGGAGTTTGTGTAATTCCTTTGTCATAAACTACTTTACCAGAAAACCCTGTAATATTAGTACCTGCAGAAACTGTGCCTCCACCTGTTTGTACTGTATTTGTTGCTAATCCTATTGCCATTATGCCCTACCTTTCGTGCCTTGTTGGTTTAATAATCCACCAGGTCTCATTTCTTGCTGTAAATGTTGTTGTACCATATTTCCAATTGACCTTCCTAATCCTTGCATTCCATCGCCTGTTACTTGTGAAGTTCCTTGTCCTTGACCATTCATACTAATATTTACAGTAACTGTGTTGCCTCCGCCTCCAGCTCCTCTTAAATCTACAGGAATACTTCTGTCGTTTCCTAGTGGTACGACAGCTTCTCTACCATGGAGCATTGCCATATAACCAGAGTTAGGACCGCTTGCGATACCTCCTCCTCTGTACTTGGTCATCTCTCCACCATATCGTCCCATACCTGGTATTTCTTGGATTCCTTCTAGCATACCTCCCATTCCTGGGAACATAGCCATCATTATTTTTAATGCAGCTGCTTTTGCAAACATAGCTGCTAAGTCAGAGAGAACGGATTTTGTTAAATCTTTCATTGCATCATCGAAGTCTTTAGTACCGTCTACCATAGCTTGGAACATAGAAACAAAACCATTTGAAAGAGTATCTTGTATACCATTCATTAGTTCTACTTCAATATTTAGATTTGCTTGTTCTTCTGCAAGTTTTTTAACTTGTTCAATATTAAACCCTTCTAAATCTCCAAACTTTTTAAGGTGTGCTTCTACCTGTTCATTAAATATTTTTTCTGCAGGATTGAGTGTAATTCCTTTTGTCTTTTGTAAATGCAATAATTGATTTTGTGAATATAGCTGGTCAGTAATAAATTTTCCAGCTTCTTCTTGATGTTGTGTTTGTTTAGCAGTAAGGTTTGCTGATTCTTGTTGTAAGCCAACTCTTTCGGCATACAATTTAACTAGTTCTTGATAGTTATCTTGGTTTGGGTCTAAGTTGTTCATTGCTACTAACGGATCCATTGCTGCTGTAAATGCTGGGTCATATTCGTTAATACCTTTTAAATTTGTTCCTTGTTTATTTGTATTGATATTTTGTTGAGCAGTTATTTTGCTACCTTTTGCTGTATGCTTTTCAGCTATAGCTGCAAATCCTCTTTTATCGGAAGTAAGAAGGTCATTATCTACTGCCTGTAAAATACCTTTAAGTCTAAGCTCTTCTCTTAGTGCGTCTAGTTTTTGGTATTGTATATTTATTTTTGCGTTATCTAATTCTAATTGTCTGCTTGCATTATCTGTTAAAGTTGTTTGTAATGTAACTTCATCTAATGCATTATCAGCTGCTCTTGATGCATTCCTAATAGTTTGGGCGCTTGTTTTATATTTTTCGTCTGCTATCTTTAGTAATTCTTCCTCAGTCTTTCCATAAGCCTCTTGAGTAGTCGCACCGTCCATTATCAACTGGTCTCGTAGTTTGTTTAATTCAAGTTCCTTATTCGTAGTAGCAACTCGATAGTCTGCTCTAGCTTTCTCCTCTTTAAAAGTTTGAGTTTCAAATTTATATGTAGCTTTTGCTTTTGCAAGGGATTGTCCACTTCCTACTCCCTCATTTGCAAGTATTTGAGCAGCGGCAACTCGCTTTTCATCTAAATCTAGTAGTTGTTTTTGAATATCTAACATATTTGTTAGTAGCATTTGATTTCTTATATTTAAGAGTGTTAACTCTTTTTCTTCATCTTTTGCTTTTGAAAGGGCTTCCTCAATTGCCTCAGCATCTACTACTGTCATTCCAAAAGTATTTTTAATTTTTTCTGCGTTATCTCCCATTAGTAAAAGTTCGCCTACTAGGGCTTCAATGCTCTTTCCTGTATCATCGAAATGAATCTCATCACTAACGCCCCATCCGTCCATCTTTAGCCCCATACGATCTGACATATTCTGAAGGGTCTGTCTATCATTACCGCCACCAAATCGTTTAGCGAACTCTGGCATGTTTTTTAACATAGCATCTTTGTCAGCTTTAAACCCTTTATAGTCAAAGTGTTGGGTTGTTGCGTCGTACATACCTGGGTTTACGGAGGTATTCAGAGTGGTATAATAATATGGGTCTGCACCTCCCATAAGTCCTCTGTCGTATTTTTGGTTATCCGGACCTCTGTTGAAACTACTTCCAAGTAAAGCGCTTTGGGTAGCATTTTGTGTCATTTCGGTCAACCTAGCCTGAATATTTGCCATACCAAGTGCAAAATCATCAATTGCAGCTTGTAGGGGTTTAATTATATCTTGGAAAGGCAATTTTGCCATTTTTCCAATAGTAGCTTCTATTTGTTTATTTACTTGTTTATTATTTTCTGCAAATCTTTCGAGAGCCTTTGCACCATTTATAATTTCAGAAGCTACATTTCTCCAGTCTTTACTTTTTCCGCCTGTTTCTTTTAAATCTTGTGTAAAACCTCTCATCTCAGGAGATAGCGCTTCTAAATGACGTGCCTGGTCTAAGAATTCTTGTCCTAACTTTGATTTATTAAAAGCTTCTGCTGACATGCCAGACTTGCGCAATTCAGTTCTATAATCAAGCAACGTTTTTGCTAGGTCTGCTGATTGTAGAGCATTTGCACTTTGCGATATACCATCTAATAGTCCTAGCATTCCAGCATCTCGAACTTGGGACATTCTACCAAGTTCCTCGTTTACACTTTCTAGTCTCGATTGTACAGCTTCTGTTTCTTTCTTTAATTTTTGAGCTGCTTTGTCCCCTTTTGCAAAGTAATCAAATAATGCTTTACCTGCAGCGACTACCATAGCTATAACTCCAAGAACACCTGCAATACTCATTACTGCGTTCATTGCCATAGCTCCGACTTTTGCTATTTGTAACTTAGCCGCTTCAGCTGCTGCAAATACTGTGACTCCAGCATTATAAGTAGCATCTATTAGTTTCTGACTACGTCTTCTAATATTTAATTTAACTTTCTCGCTTTTATTTAATATAGCCTCTTGAGTAGCTAAGTGACGTTTAAATGCCATTTTTTCGTCAGCATTAAATTTCATATAGATACCTTTCTTCTCTTTAATTGCTCTTCTATATGCGGCTACTTGTCGTTTATTTAATTGTTTATAACCTGTTTGTGCAAACTGACCAGTTTTGGCGTCTCTTTCTGTTATACCCGGGCCCTTTCCTTTTACTCCTAAAGCGTCCAGTCCAGCCGCAGATTCATTTAAATCAGCTTCTCCAAGTTTTCTAAAACCTGTTGCTGCAGTTCTAAACTCCTGTCCCATGTCTCTATACGAGCCTCTCATTTTCTGTAATGCAGTATCTTGTTTTGAGGCAGACGCAGCTATAGCTTTATCTAAATCAGGTAAAAGACTTTGAATAATAGGGGCTACAAATAAACCAATAGCAGCAACTATTGCCATTGCATTATCTTTGAAAAATGAAATAAAAGGAAGAAGTCCTTTTACCATAATGTTTTGGAAACCGAGTACTAAATCGTCGATTTCTTTTGTAAGCTGTCCGAGTGCAAATGCATCTGG